ACGCTCCTCTTAACCATGAGTGGATGCGACGCGCCCCAAATGTGGGCGGTAAATATTACCGGCCAAGTCCATCAGACGCTTGGGACGAAAATCGAAACCGAATCTGGTCAACCGAAGTCGTTGACCCGACCCTTGGGCCAGATTTCTACATCTCCAACGAAGTCTCCCATGAGGTCTTTGCGTCCCAAAATTCGGACCCATTTGAATGGTGGTTAGCCGGGGATGTTAAAATCAGCGGTCTGACCTACTTCGGTGAACAACTCCGTGAGGCGCAGGGCGATTACGACGCGGTTGAGGCGCAAGTCCCGACCGACCGTCTCGCCGGGGATGGCTCAGACACATGAGAACATCTCCCTCCGATTGGGTTCAATGGGATGACAAAGAGGTGCTGCCCTTCGCGGGCGGCATCTCGTTCCAGATTAGAACCGTTAAACCGTGCATCGTTACGAATGAGTTTGGCCTCATTCTCGGCTTTGGAACCGGCCATCAAGAAATCGTGGTGACGGGCGAAGGGGAAATTTCCTTTTCCTGTGCCAGCGACGTCTGGCTCCGGCCCTCCAGCCGCGTCCAAGAGCGCTTGCAGAAATCCACAGAGATTTTCACCTCCTTGGATCGACCGTCGCCCTTAACGCCGGAAATGCAAGCCATCCATCGGATGATGCGCCGCAACGAAATGGATCGCGAACGCGATCGCCAAGAAATGGAGAAACGTTTTGCTGATCGATCCCGAGAAAACACTCGACCAGAACCTGCAAGTGATGCACCAAAAGCATCCGCCGCGAAAAAGGAAAAGGTACGCCGTGAGCCTGTCTCAGGCGTTGTCGATCCTGAAGACGGAACACCTGCGTCCGGCGATCATGCTGCGGCCTCTGGAGTACCTGAACGCAAAGCAATGCCAGACGCGGGTAGCGCTTCAGATAGTGCGTGACGCTGAGAAAGAGGGGATTCCTCTCGTCGCGGATGTCGAGCAAGAACGGTGGTCTTTATCGTCCATCGTCGTTCGTCATTATGATTTCGGCAAAGACTTGTCGTTGTCAGAAATCCGCGTGATCCAGCAACTCGCCAAGGTCGCGGCCTCGAAGTGTGATTGCGAAATCCACTTCACGCTTGAGACTTTGCGTTTTTCCGTCACGGAAAACCCCAAGAGCGAAGTCACCACCAAAGCGGTCCAAAAGGCGCGCGACGAAACTGCGGACGCAATCGCCAAATACATTGAGGCGTGTCGGCCGCACTACCAAAAGTCAGATTTCGACCAGGACAATCACCTGGTCGACTGACGATCACCTGGTCAACTCTCTCCTGAGACGTTGACCAGGTGCCCTCCCTCTTGACCTCTGTTGCGTAACTGACACCACACCTAAAACCTCAACCCCAAAAACCGGCCCCGAATGTGTAATAGACCAGTGCTTATTGAGACCAAATTCCAAGGCGAACCCAAAGCCGCAAGCTGTCGCAAGTGCGATGAATGCATTGCTGCGCGTAAGCGGCATTGGATTGGTCGCATGCTGGCCGAAGAACAGACATGTCACTCTGTCCACTTCATGACGCTGACGTATGCTGGCGGGTATGACAACGTTGATGCTTACTGGCTCAACTATTCGCACGTTCAGCTTTTCTTTAAACGTCTGCGCAAGGCCGGTCATAAATTCAAATACGTTGCGGTTGGTGAGCATGGAAGTCAGCTCGAAAGAGCGCACTTCCATATATTGATGTTCTGGCAATCAGAACCTCCTGAAATGACGCTTGATTCCAATTGGACTTGGGACGCTTGGCCGCACGGCCACGTTAACGTTCAAAAACCCCGGTCCAATCAAGGGTGCGCCGTTTATATCATGGATTACCTCAATAAGGATAATCTCAAGCGCGCCGTCATGAAGTACTCGAAAAAGCCGATGCTCGGCCAAGAGTACCTTTTGAAATATGCTCAGGACCATGTCGCGAACGGCCTAAGCCTGTTTGCGGACTCGGACCGCTTCACCATACCCAACAATCCCTCCCAATCCGGGAAACCCTTCTATTATCCGGTTGGCAGGGACACGGCTCTTTATGCGAAGATGATCGATGCCTACTTGCTCAAGTGGGCTGTCGAGCGTCCAGAGCAGCCGCTCCCTCTCAACGAAGAACTTTCGGAGTATCTAGGGGATATTTGCCAAGACACGAGCGACTTGCCGTTGCCTTTGCAGCAATTCATTGCTCGGCATTACGGCTATGAGCCGGTCGAGTCCATTTCTTACGATGTTGAAACGACGTATGCCGTCGGCAACATCAATCTTATTCAACGCGGCAATTCCATTGTCGCTCAAATCTACGATGAAAGGGAAATTCTATGGCAAAGCGCCCTCGCGGGGGTAAGGACCGACGCAAACCAACGGCTTCAGGCGTCGGAACTCGCTCTACTTCTAAAGCAAGTCCACCAAGACGCCCCACCACGCTGCAAACCATGGCTGTCGCAAACCGGCCCGCCGTAGTTGCTCCATCGATTGTCTTCCCGGATCGGCCCGGTCCCGGCCAGACGGTCGGCCAAAAGGCCAAGTCCAAGCCTCCCAAGAGGCGCAAGACAATTGGAAAGCCTGTCCAGCGTGAAACCCGTAAAACCCCGTGGCAATTGAAAGCGTTCAATGAGCAACGTCGCCATCAGCGCAATTCCCGTGGGTTTTCGTACGAATTTGACTGTGTCGATCCGCCTTCGCCTAAGGCTGGTGCCAACGCTCGTTGGAATCCAACGGATCGCCAAAAGGTCGAACAACGGTATCGGCCCAAGAAACAACACAAAGCTCGTCGCTGGTGTTAGTTACGCAACCCTTCTTCCTTCCTTCCTTTTCAAGTTATTGAACAGGAGGATTACAGGTTTGAAACCTATCGAGCAGTCGTGAAAGCACTCTTGACGGGGTGCAAGGCCTTTAGGCCGCAGACATCCCCGCGCTTTCACCATAAAAAATGCAGGGAACCTGCTAGACCGCTTTGGCGGTCTTACTACCCCGATTGCTATCGGGGGTTGGGGGGTTAAGGCCAGTCAGACAAGTCTGACTTTGCCGCGTGCAGCGCTCGCACCCCGTGCGCCCAAGAACATCTTAAAACTCAAAAACCTTGCCAACGGTCTAAATATCGCTCAAGGATTGAAAACCTGAGAAGAAAGGGAAAAAAAATGGACCCATTAACAATTGCCGCTATCAGTGGCGGTTCTCAATTATTGGGTGGCTTACTGAGTAAGCCCAAAAAACTTCAACAGAACTTCAAAGAAGAAAGGCAAAACCTAAAGAACATCGTTCGCGGTGCTCGTGAAGCGGGTTTTAATCCGCTTACTGTCCTGCGGGCTACCGGGGGACAATCCACGGCCAACGCAATTCAATCGCCGCTCGGCTCTCGTGCCGCTGTTGGTGAAGCCATTAAAACTTTTGGGGGGACGTATGCCCAAGACGCAATTCAACGCGCGACGGAAGATCGCGCGCAAGAGGATTGGAAAGAGCGCTTTGACTATGCACAAGCGGCTCGTGACGTGCCCAAGCTGTCGCCAAAGGCGGGAGAAACTCAAAAGTTTGCAGACGAAGCCGCGGGCAATCTTCCGCAAGGCTTTGGCGAAAGGACGTTTCAAGACGGGTCGGGCAGATTCCCGCGTGTAAATCCTCATGGCATCAGGCCAGAGGAAGCGATGATCGGCTCCGGCCCTTACCGGGATCGGTATGTCATTTCGACAGAACTCGGCTATTTCCTTACGCCAAAAGGTCTAGCGCCTTCTGCGGTTACCGAAGAAACCATAGGTGACTTGGCGACAGAAATCATTTCGTTAGTCGGTTTGGGTGCCGGTGCTCTTAAAGATAAAGGGTATGAACAGGTCCACTGGAATCCCGACACTGGCGAGGTGACGGGCAAACAGCCCAACCTTAGGCCGCATTCCATGCTGCCAACGCGACCAACTCCGGTCGTACCAAACGACCCAACGTTTTTCGGCAAGGTAGGGCGGCAGCTTGAAGCCACTCCGCAATTCCTTCCGTACAACGCTTGGAATCCCATCCTCAAAAATAGGTAAAAGGAAAACCTCAATGCAAAAGCAACATTCAACGGCCGTACGGCCAACCCAAGTTTGGCCGGAAAATTACCGGCGCGGACCTGTCGCACACGAAAGGACAACGCGCACCGACGCTGTCAGCGTGGTGACGTCTTCCTTTGGCGGTAAACTCGTGCCCCTGAAGATGATCCCGCTCTTGCGGGAAGACGGCGTGTTGAACTCGCGCCTGAACGTCAATCTTCAGATGGCTGAGACTGCCGACATGCTGCTCAACCCGGTACGGGTTTCAGCTATGGCCTATCTCGTGCCCAAGCTGGCGTTCGAGCGGTTCCAAGACATGGGAACCATTGACCGGTCGTACAACGGCCAAACCGAAAGCGACGGCTCCACCGTCGTGCCGTGGTTTGATACATACACCGTTCCGGCCATCCCTCCGGGCCAAGAGGCCGACCCCGGAATCCTCAAGGTGCTCGGCCTACACGCTCCCACCGGCGCGGTAATCAATTCTGATTACATCGAAGCATATAACGCGGTGTGGAATTACATCGCGCTTCAGCGGTCGTCGTCGCTGGCCGCGCGTGATCGGCTGGAAACAACTCTTGGGCCAGCCTTTTGGGAACATACCCAAATGCGTCACGTCGTGCCGACATTCGACGCGGCAATGATTGAGGGCAGTATCCCGATTTCGTTCTCAACCGAAACCAATCGTCTGCCAGTGCATGCCAGCGTGTTTGCCCGCGAAGCCGAAATGGATCGCGGTTACATCCAAACGTCTGGCGCTGCTGGCACAGAACCCGGTGCCGGTGAAACTCCTCCCGCTCCATATGAAGTATGGGCGGAACTTCAGGAAGCCAACGTTGAGATTTCTTTGGCGAACATCGAACAGGCCAGAGAAACCCGCGCGTGGGCGCGGCTGCGCAACCAGTATCAAGGCATGTCGGAAGACTGGATGATTGACCAGCTGCTTGCTGGTGTTCGTCTGAATGACGAAACACTCAAGCAACCCATTTTGCTGGATCACTCTGACACAATCGTTGGCATGCAAGAGCGCTACGCAACCGACGGGGATAACCTTTCCAAGTCGGTCGCGGATGGCCGTACGGCCCTGTCGCTCAACCTTCGTGCTCCAGCCATCCAAACAGGTGGCGTCGTCGTCGTGTGCGCGCAGGTCTTGCCTGAAATGATCTATGAGCGTCAGTGCGATTACTACATGCGCACAACCGACGTTGCGGATCTTCCTTTAAGAACTGCCGACGAATTGGACCCGCAGCCGGTGTCCACGATCAAGAATGGGGAAGTCGATGAAAGCCACTCTTTGCCGAATGATTTGTTCGGGTACGCTCCTCTTAACCATGAGTGGATGCGACGCGCCCCAAATGTGGGCGGTAAATATT